GTTGATGGCAAATACTATCACAACTACTGGTGTAATGCACTGTATGAGGACGATACCCCTACTATTGTTACGTTCTACAAGTCCAGAACCAGAGGTGACAGACGTATTAGCATCAAAAATCTGCGTAAGTTTGCAGAAGAGGGAGACACTGTGAAGCTACGTACAGAGCATGTAATGGTTGAAGATTGCATTTATGAAGTACGTGTGGTAGTGTATAAAGAAGATGATGACCAACAAGGAGAAACCGTTGCCGCCTGATGATCCACACGATGACTGGGGCAACCACCCAATACCAAAGGAGAAACCAAATGCCTAAGTTTAAAGTTAATTACATTGAGTGCGGAGAGCCAACATCATTTATGCTTGAAGCAACAAATGAGTCCGATGCCTTTGATGAGATGTTTGATATGTCAAGTCAAGGTGAGCTTGGTGTGACCGAATACTCAGACCCTTGGATAGAGGAGATAGAAGATGTATAGGTATTATGTAGAGAGTGCCTGTGAAGCGTTAAACTTATTTGTAATGGCTTATAGTGAGCAGCATGTGAAGGATATGTTTCCAGACTATAATTTAATTACAATAGACCAAACAGATTAAGGAGTTACCATGAATAGATTTCTAATAAGCTACACACCCGAATGGATTGCATGGGAACTGTGTGACAAACACATAGTCAAGATGCCATTGGAAGAGGCACAGATGTTGTGTACTGCTGTATGGCAACATGCACCTGAGTATGCAGAGAAGCATGACCTATACAAGCCAGTGCATCAGAAGCACCCATGTACAATATGGGCAGCTAAAACTCGTGCCAACTACAACTATGGCCTTGCCTTGTTTGACTACATGCAAGCTGAGTACAGGTACAGATACGGCAAGGTTGGTGCATGGAACAGGCATTACTTTGCCTTGCAAGATGCAGCACAGTACATACCTGAAGGTGACATAACGCCACACCCTGAGTGCTTCAGTGAGCACACTGACCTCAAGAGTGGAGAGAACTGGCCTATTGATAGCTATCGTAAGTTCTACATGACCAAGCAACGTAGGTTCAGTATGAAGTGGACTAACCGTCCAGTACCGTCATGGTTTCGTTTTGAGAAGGAAGCAGCGTAATGACAAATGTACGTATGACATGGGGTAAGTTGTTTGCCAAAGTATCTGGGCATTTTCTTATCCAAGAACTGCCAGATAGTTGGGAAGAGTTTGACTCAGGTGAGCTAGAGGAATGGTTTGTTGAGTGCGCTTGGGAACCATTTGAGAACTATGACTGGGAAGAAGTATACTTCATGGTCAGAAATTTAACAGATGAAATATGGAAAATATATGGAGATGACAAATGATGTACATATTAATATGGATGCAGCTATTCAGTACACAGTCAGTTGAGTACTACCAGTTGGGTAACTATGCCACACTGGAAGAGTGCCAGATTGAATTGAGCAAAGCAGCAAAGATGATAACACACAAGTCAGAGACAGTGGCTTGTCTAGAGGTAGAGGTACAACAGTGAGACTATATATGAATAAGCAAGGCGAATGGGTAGGCACACAAGCAGAGGCTAAGAAGATTGGTGCTGACATGGTAGATGTACCTACAGATAAACCTAACTTACTCAAGTGGCTCAACACATTTACTGGTAAAATAGATTTGTCAGAAATACCACCGCTTGATGCAGCTAAAGAAACAGAAACTGTGGCAAGAAAACCACACAAGTACGATTTCTGGGATAATATCAGGGATGTTGCGGAAAACTGTAGCCTTACAGATTTTAACGTAGCATTAGCTGTATTCATGGATAGAGTGCATGACATTGCAGACAAGCAGAAGGAGACACAACAATGACCGACACAGAGAAACTAAATGAAGCAATAGAGGCTTTTGAAAAGGCAAGAAACTCTTTAATACATGACTACATGTTCATGGGGCAAGGCGTGACCTATATGCATTTCAAGCACAAGGACACCAGAGAGTACATAAAGATACCTAAGTGTGGGGTTGCGTTCAATGATAGCTGAGATGCTTACATGTATTGCACTCAACGTGTACTACGAGGCACGTAGTGAGCCGTTGGAAGGACAGTATGCAGTGGCTCATGTCGTACTCAATCGTGTAGCAAGTCCAAGGTTTCCTGATGACGCATGTTCTGTAGTTTATCAGGGTCTGGAAAAAGGTATAGGTAGATGTCAGTTCAGTTGGTACTGTGACGGTAAGTCCGACACACCCAAAGAGAAAGACGCATGGCTGTACTCTCAGCTTGTGGCACATCACGTAGTACGTGGGTATGTCAAGGACAATACCGATGGGTCTATCTACTACCATGCAAATTATGTTCGCCCCTTCTGGAGCAAGCATTACAAACACACTGTGACTTTAGGGTCACACATATTTTACAAATAGCTTATCGTTACTAGTACAGGGAAACGGTATGTGATATAACTAATTATCAGTTGCCAATATAACAAATGAAAAGGAGAAAATATATGCCATTTGATATTCCAACACACTTAGACTTTGACGTAGACTTTGAACCAACAAAGATGGATGACAAAAAATATGTTATAAATCAAGACACTGGCGATTACCTTGGTATCGTGGGTGAAGGGTTCAAGTGTGCGTCACACGGTGACTTCTACCGTAATATGCACAACACAATTACAGAGGAGTTAACAGAAGGTGACCTTGAAAACGCCAGATACAGGTGGTCAACTGCACGTAATGGTGCATGGTCAATGCTCGACATCAGCTTTCCTGACATGCAAGTACCCATCGTAACAGACAAGATGGAGACTAGCATAGGCAATCGTATCATTGCTTTGCATGGTGTCGATGGGTCATGTAGTAACCAAGTATACTTTGGTGCTATTGATTTCTTTTGCACCAACGGTATGATACGTGGAGAGTTTGATAAGATACGTAGAAAGAATACCTCTGGTTTTTCTTTGCGTAGTTTTATATCAGAGCTACAACGAGCACGTACTGACTTCTACACAGAGGCAGCAAAGATGCAAGTGTGGGCTGAGACTTCTACAAAGTATGTGGACATCAAGTCATTGCTTGACGAGATGATTAAGTCTGAACGTAAGGCAGAGAAGATGTACCAGTTGTACCTACATGAGGCATCACAACGTGGTCACAACAAGTGGGCATTGTACTCAGCGTTCACTAACTATGCGTCCTATGCCGATGAGCGTAATGGTTTCAACCTACGTAACACTGGCAATGACACACAGGCAATCAGCATGTGGTCACGTGAGCAAGAGGTATCCAAGTGGGTATCAGATAAGAAGTTCGTACAGTTGGAAGCTGCTTAATGGTAGCACTGCCTAGATTTGTACAGAAACGAGTGTCACTTTCGGGTGACACATCGTATCGCTTCAACCCACCACAGAAACTTGTCAACGCAGGTGTCGTGTCACGTGAAGAATTAGGTAATGATCTACGTGTGAGTAGACAGCTTGCAAAGGAGTTAAATAAACAGATAGACGATTGGAGAGAGGAACAGTCAAAGGTTGTGAACATCAAGCCAAGCGGCAAGGTTACTGACCTGATAAACTTTTACTATTCTTCTAATGATTTCAATATGTTACGTGATTCCACAAAGATCGACTACCGATATTTCCTCACCATATTACATCAGACGATGGGGTGTAGGAAGTACAAAGATGTCACACCTAAGATTGCCAAGGCAGCGTATGAGGAATGGGTGTCACGTGGTGTCAGCTTTGCTAACCATACGGCTACCTGTGCCAGTAGGGTGTACAACTATGCCATACAAATGGAACACGCAGAACAGAACCCATTTGCCAAGATCAAACGCAAAAGAAATCATCAGCGTAAGGTTGTCTGGACACATGGTGAAGTCAACAAGTTCCTTGACGTGGCGTACAGTGACTTTGAGTATCGCAACTTAGGACTGATAGTACACATGGCATACGAGTGGTGTCAGAGGCTTGGAGACATGCGTAATCTCACATGGGATTGCCTTGACCTCAAGAACCAACAGCTATCTCTGGAGCAAAGCAAGCGTAGAGCACAGGTGTTTCTGCCTATCAGTGACAACCTCAATGCCATGCTACTAGAACAGAAAGCTGACTTTGGTTTTCAAGAGTGGGTAGCACCACACCCAAAGCCAAGGTCAGGTAAGTTTGAGCCGTATGCTATGGAGAGACTGTCCAAGGTTGGACGTAAGGTAATGAGACTGGCTAAACTGCCAGAGGAACTACGCCTTATGGACATACGTAGGACTGGTGTAACAGAGATGGTAGACAAGGGTGTGCCTTTGCCACAGATTATGGCAGTGACTGGGCATACACATGTGTCTTCTGTGAAACCATATATGAAGCATACATACGAAAGTGCAAATAATGCCTTGACACAGAGAGATACTTATGTACAATCGAGTGTAATGAGTAACATAGAAAGTGATATATAATGAATATAAAACAATACATAAGTGATCTAGACATTAGTAATGGTGATACTAAACGTACTAACTGCCCTGTTTGTGGTGGAGTTAAGACGTTCACCGCTACTAATAACATGGGTCAACTTATGTGGAATTGTTACAAGGCAGGTTGTAGTGTGTCTGGTGGGTCACGTGTGCATCTAACTACGGATGACATACGTAACTCATTGGGCAGCACTGCACAAGAAACAGAAGCAGTACCCTTTCAGAAACCTGAGTGGATAGTCAAGAGCTACATTCATATCAAAGACTTCTGCTACAAGTGGAGACTGTGGTCTGTGGAAGAGGACTTGTTGTATGATGTAAAAGAAGATCGTGTCGTATTTCCTGTAGTCCATAACAACATCATGGTGGACGCTACAGGTAGAGCACTAGGAAAAAAGTTACCTAAGTGGAAAAGATATGGAAAAAATCCCTTGCCTTATGTGCATGGATGTGGTACAACGGCAGTAGTCGTTGAGGACTGTGTGAGTGCAGCTATTGTAGGTGCGACAGGCGGTTCTGGATGCTCGGAGAGTGGCGTATATGTCGGGGTAGCAGTGTTGGGTACGTCACTCTCTGAGGTACATAAGAGGTACTTATCACAGTTCGATACGATTATTATTGCACTTGACCCCGATGCATTACCAAAGACGCTGCAATTTGCAAAAGAGTTACGTGGGTATGCCAACAAGGTAAAAGTATTACGCTTGACGGATGACCTAAAATATCGTAATCCTACCGACATAGAAAACTTAAACACACTAGGAGAAACATAAATGGAATTATCATTAATACGAAGTCTGATGGACAGAGAGTTCTACGATGATCATCGTGGTGCTAAATGCCCTGACAGATTATTCAGTAAAGATGTACGTAAGATCAAGCAAGCTATCGACAAGGCTATGGATCATTATGAGCGTACAGTTACACCAGATGAGATTGAGGCATTGTTCATGTCAAACAATCCCACACTTACAACGGCACAGAAACAAGCGTATGGTTCTTTGTTCAACCAGATCAAACGTGAGTCACCTATGGGTGGTGACGTAGCACAAGAGGTGTTATCCAAACTGTTCCAACAGGTAGTGGGTGAGGACATTGCCAACCTTGGCTTTGACTATGTCAATGGTGATAGGAATAGCCTTGAACCGCTACGTGATTTGCTTGAGCGTTATGCCGATGACTTCACACCTGACCTACGTATTGAGTGGGATGACATTGAGATTGACACGTTGCTCAACATGAACGACTTGGAATCACAGTGGACGTTTAACATCCCTAGCTTGACACGTAAGGTAGAGGGCGTAAATGCAGGACACCTGATTGAGATAGGTGCTAGACCTAACACAGGTAAGACCTCATTCCACGCCTCTCTCATTGCCTCTCCTAATGGGTTCGCCCATCAGGGTGCAAAGTGTATTGTCTTATGTAACGAGGAAGCCTCTCACCGTGTTGGTGCTAGGTATCTAACAGCAGCTACAGGTATGACAATGCAAGAAGTCAAGAACAATCCTGCCAGAGCACGTGACGTTTATGATGCGGTCAAGAAGAACATCAAGATCAAGGACGCATCTGATCGTGATATGGCATGGGTGGAGTCAGTATGTAAGTCATACAAGCCTGACATCGTGGTACTTGATATGGGTGACAAGTTTGCCAGAACAGGTGGCTTTGCCAGACCTGATGAAGCACTGAAAGCTAATGCTATCTATGCCAGACAGATTGCCAAGTCACACAACTGTGCTATCTTCTACATGTCTCAGCTATCTGCTGACGCAGAGGGCAAGGTGTTACTTAACCAGAGCATGATGGAAGGTTCACGTACTGGTAAGGCAGCAGAGGCTGACCTCATGGTATTGATTGCCAAGAACCCAGTAGTTGACGGTCAAGAGGAAGAGGACACACAACGTCACTTGAATGTTGTGAAGAACAAACTAAGTGGATGGCATGGTGTTGTTCACTG